CAACCTCTCGGCCTCAGCGATCGTGTTGGGCGACACGCCGTGGCCCCCGGCAATGTAGCACTCCCGGGGCACCGTCAGGCCGAACTCCTCTTCGGCGGCCAGCTGCATGGCCATACGGTAGGAGCTGCCGTCGATGCTGCTGCCGTTCCAGCCTTCGCTGAATCTGTCCAGCGCTTTGGCGATCCGGTCAGCGGGCGCCCCGCTGTTCCCGCCGCCGAACTCGCTGGCCCAGGCCGTCAGCTTCTGCTCCAGATCGGGCCTCTTGGCGACCAGTTGCTTGGCCACCTCGCGGCTGGTCCGGACGCTACCCTGCGTCTTCCAACCGCTTTCCACGCTCTCGTGAAACTCCCCGGCCACCTTCTTCCACATCCTGTTCGCCGGGGTGATCAGGTCGCCCTTGAGCCGCGGCAGCGGTCGGCCAATCTTCCCGTACCCGGTGCCCCGCTTCTCCAGCGCATTGAGGCTCCGCCTGGCACCGGCCACCGCATTGCTCAGCTGGCGACGGCGGGCCGTGAGCTCGGCGGCCGACTCCCCGGCCCGGGCGCCCCACTGCGACTGTTTGGCCAGCTCGGCGGCCTTCAGCTTGTCCTCTGCGGCCTTGATCTTCTTGGCCAGCGCAGCGGCCGCCTTCTTGGCCTTGGCCAGCTCCTTGGCTGCCTTCTCCGCGGCCTTCTTGGCGGCGGCGGCCTCCGCAGCCTTGACCTTGGCATACTGCTTCAGGACCGGAACCTTTTGCAACAGCAGGGTGGTCCGGGCCTCCAGCATCTGCGCAACCGCCACGCGGTCCGCGGCGCTCAGGTTGGGGGCGATCTTGCGGACGTACTTGTCCCAGGTCCCGTAGCTGCTGCGCAGGTCGCGGATGCGCTCGATCTGCTTCACCAGCTTGGCCCCCATGGCGTCGGCCTCGGGGTATCCGGCCGCCGTGAAGATCTTCTGGTAACTCGGGTTCTTGGAGCCGGCAAAGGCCTCCCACTCGGTGATCTGGTTCAGCAGATTGGTGGGCTTCCGCCCGGCCTGCGCCCGATACAGGAAGCTGCCGCCCTGGTCGATGCGGAAGATCTCGTACTTGCCCTTGCCCAGCTTGTGCACCAGGGCGTTGTCCAGGTGCATGCCCACGGCGTCCCAGTTGGCCGTCAGCACGTCGGCGGCGAACCCCTCGAGCACCTCCTCGGCCAGCTCCTTGGTGACGGCCCCGGCGTACGTGTCCATCTGTACCAGGTCGTCCACGATCTCGGTCGCGTGCAGCCACTTGCCGTTCTTCGCCTGCATCACGATGCTGCGAGGCGCCGCCAGCCCCAGGTCGGCGTAGATCTGGTTGGCCAGCGCTTCGCCCTGCGCCTGGGCCGCGTCGTCGTAGTACTTGACGTACCGCTTGACCCCGTCCGCCCCCTCGTACGTGCCGCCGGTGTTGCTGCCCTTCTGCTGGCCGATCTTCTTGGCCGTCAGCTGGTCCTCCGAGAGCTGCGCCCCCTTGGGGGGTTTGGCTGGCGTCTTCGGCTTGGGTGCCGGGGTCGGCTTCGGGGCCGGGGCCGGGGCAGGCGGTTCGGGGGCCGGTGCGGGGGCTGGCTTTGGCGGGGTGCCGAGCCCGGGCTTCACCGGCAGACCCAGGGCCTGCGCCTCCTTGACTGCGTTCGTCCGGTACACCTTGAGGCCGCCCCGCACCTCGTCGATCATCTCCTTGGTCCACGTCTTGTTCTTGATCGCGGTGTTGAGCTCGTCATACCAGTTGCGCAGCTTGTTGAGGTCCTTATTCATCGTGGCCATCCGGGCCGCATACGCCGCGGGCTCCTCACCCACCAGCTGCATTCCCTGGTACTTGACGCGGCGCTCCTCGGCCTTGACCCACAGGTTAAGCTCGCTCCGGGCCGCCCACTGGGGCCCGCCTTTGGCGGCGCTGGGCGACGGGCCCTCCATGAACTTGGCCAACGCGTCCTTGTAGGCGTCGCGCTTGGCCATGACGCTCTTGATGCTGTAGCTCGGGTGGAACTGCGGGTTTACGGGGAACCCGGCCGCCGGGGCCGGGCCAGCCGCCGCCACCGGGGCCGCCGCGGGGGCCGGGGCGGCCACGGGAACGGCCACCGAATGGATGTTGATGCCGGCCGCCTGCTCGGCCTTGATTTGGGCCTCGGCGATGCTCCGGATCGATGCCCACTGCTTCTTGATGGTTGCGGCGGTCGCGTCGTCAAGCCCAAAGATCATTTCGTCCTGGGCCTTGATGTACAGCTTCTTCAGCTGCGCCGCCTTTTGTTCCAGGCCTTTCAGCCGGGACGCGTGAATTATGTCGCTCTCCCCGGCCCTCTTCATCCCCTCGTAGTGGACGCGTTCGTTCTGCCAGACGCGGATCCGGTTGGCCTGCTCCAGCAACACCTCGTCCCCTGGCATTGCGGCAATCGGCTCCATGAGGTAGTCCCGGGCTTCCACATACTGCTTGAACCGGTACTCCAGCACGTCGTCGTCCCAGACCTTCGCCGCCAGATAATCGGCGTCGAACTTGGGCCGACTGGCGTTGAACACCCCCGTGGGCCAGGCCTCGGGCTCCGGCGGCACCACCGGCGCCGCGGGGGCCACCGGCTCGGCCACCGGCGACGGCGGCGGCGGACCCACCTGGGGCGCCTTGCCGGGAACTGGGTTCTCGGCCTGGAGCTTCTTCCACAGGGCGTCCACCTCGTCGGCAAAGTCGTCGGCCTCCTTGAGGCCCGTCACGTACACCTGGTCTTCGAACCGGTCGGCCAATTCCTTGATCGCCTGGCGCTCTGTTTGCAGCGCCGTGCGCCTGGCCACAAAGGCATCTTCCGTTTCGTTGGCCAGCTTGCGCCCAAAGAGCTTCAGCTTGGCCTCCGACCACTTGTCCATCGTGCTTACCATCGTGGTGGTCGTGTCGGCCACCCAGCTGGGCGCCTGGTCATGGACCCCCTTGACCAAATCCGTGTACTCGTCCCACAGCTTTTGCTCCGGCATCCACTTGGCGTCGAACTGCCCGATGCCGCCGTTCAGGTCCACGCCCTTCATCCCCGCCACCCCGGGGGCCTCGGCCTCGCCCGCAAGAATGCCCGCCGCCTTCGCCTTCTGCGCCCCGCTCAGCTCCCCGACGGCCTGGGCCAAAGCGTCGTCCAGGCTGCCAGCGAACTTGAACGTCTTGGCTTCCTTGCCGTACCAGTCGGTCACCTTGACCAGCCACGAGGTGGCCTGCTGCTTGCCCATTTGGCTTACGACCACGTTCGCATCTTTGGCATACCCCACAATCGCCTTCCACTGGTCCAGGCGCCCCTGCCACTGGTCGACGGCGTCCTGCATCACCTCCAGGCGAATCTTGTGTTGGCTGGCCAGCTCGCCAACCCTTTGCAGCCCTTCGAAATTGCGCCGGGCTTTGCGGAACTCCACAATGCTCTCCAGCCGCTGCGTGACCACCTCGTAGAAGTCCTTGGCGTCGGGGGCCAGCTCGTCCACCTCCAGGTGCAACCGCTTCAGCGCATAGAGGTAATCCTGGCGGCGCTCCATCACCATCAGCATCTGCTCTTGGCTGACGTCGAACTGGGCCAGGTCGAAGGGGTCGAAATTGATGCCGGATTCCTTGCCAACCAGGAAGTCGCCCACCCCCACCTCGCCGCCCGCGGCCGTGGCTGCGGCGGCCCCCTCTTCGGCCCAGGCGGCGGCCCCGGTGGCCTTGCCCTCGCCGATCTGGGCCTTGGCGAACTTGATGTACCGCTCAACGGCCGCGTCGATCTGGTCAACCAGGTGGGGCATCTCCCGCAGCTCGTCATAATGGGCCAAGAACACGGTCCGCAATTCGCCCATGGCCTGCATCTCGTCGGACAGCTCTTTCATCCGGGTGACGAACGTCAAGGGATCCTCGCCCGGGACGTCTACCTTGGTTTCGAACTTGTACCGCATCTCGGCGAAATTCTTCAGCTTCAGCGTCTGCCAGTCGTAGTAATTCGCGAAGTCCTGGGCCTTTGGCAGGGGCGGCGGTTTCAGAATATCGTCCCTGGCACTCAGGTACGCCGTGCGCAACTGCTCGCTGGCCTCCCCCTTCAGCTCGGCCGTCTCGGGGTTGAACGCTTTCAACTGCCCGGGCAACACATCCTCGGCCGGGGCGGCAGCAGCGGCCCCTGGCGGAGCCACAGCGCCCGCCGGCACGGGGGCCTCGCCCAGGGGTGGCCACTTGGCCTTCGTGTCCTTTACAATGGCGTTGGCTTCGTCCAGCAGCTTGGTGAATTCGCCCGGCCCCATGCCGAACCCCTGCTCTTCGAAATCGCGCAGGGCCCCCTGGATGTTCAGGCGCAGATCCTTCGCCTCCTTGATGGGCTTGCGCAACAGCTGCTGCCTGATGCTCCACTGCTGCTGGGTCTCGCCCTTGAGCCTCATGCCCTGAAGGTTGAACCGGGCCGTCTGGAAGTCTTCCACCCGCTGGAGCATGTGGAGGACCTGATCCTCAACGGTGTCCAGGTTTGGCACCGGTTTGTGCAGCTCGTCCAGCGCTTTCAGGTACTTGGCCTGACGCGCCTCAACCACCGAGCCCGTTTGCTGGAAGACGGACAGGTCCATCGGGTCGAAGGGCCCGGCGCCCACCTCGATGACGGTCGCCCCGACCGGAACCTCGGCGGGGGCGACACCGGCCAGGGCTGTGGCCCAGTCGTGGGCTGGGTTCTCCAGCCGCGTGCGCTTCATCAGCTCGTTCAGCTGGTTCATCATGTGCGGCCCCGTTTGCCCGACCAGCTCGTCGCTGGCCGACAGCAGGGCCTTGAGCTGCTTGATTTCGTTGATGTCGGCCTGCAGCACGTCGCGCCTCAGCTTCCAGGCCGCCGTGTCCTCCCCGGCCTGCTTGATCCCTTGGTACTTCAGGCGGGCCCGGTAAAAGTCCTCCAGGGCATCGGCCGCCGCGAAAGCCTCGTCCTTCATGACGGCCGTTTGGGGCAGCTTGTACACCTGCTCCAAAGCCTTCAAGAAGTCGGCCCGCCGCTCGGCCAAGAAGGCGGAATCCATCTCGGGGGTGAACTGCGCCATGTTGAACGGGTCGAACTTGGGCGCCACCGCGGCCCCTCCGCCCTGCCAACCTAGGGGTGGCTTCGGGTGCTTCAGGCGCGTCTCCTCCAAGAGCTTCTGGACGTCCTTCATCTTCTTCAGCGTGCCCGCAACGTCCCCGGCCTTCTCCGATGCCAGCAGGGAATCGCGCAAGACCTGAACGTTCTTGTACTCCTGGCGCAGGGCCTCCCGGCGCAGGTTGAAGGCCGCCACACCTTCGCCGTCGAGCCGGATCCCCAGGAAGCGGGCCCGGGCGTCCCAGAACTCCTCCAGCGTCTGGGCTGCCTCGGAGGCTGCAAAGAAATCGATGTCGGCCTTGCCCAGGGCCCACACCTCGTCCAGGGCCTCCAGATAGGCTTCCTGGCGCTTCTTGATCAGCACCTTCCCCACGTCAGGGTGGAACCGCGACAGATCGAAGGGGTCGAACCCCGTGGCTACCGGCTCGGCCGTCGTCGGCGCAATTGGGGGCGGCGCCGGGGGCGGGGTGGGCACGGGGGCAGGCATGGCCGGGTGCTTGGGCGGCGGCCCGAAGATCTTGTCGGCGGGCTGCACGAAGTACAACGCCACGCAGCGGCAGTTGTAGGTGTACTCGCCCGGCACCTGCTCGCCGGTGGTGGGGAACGGTTCATCATACCGCACCGGTGGATCCTGCCCGGCCGTCACGTGCTCCTCCCTCACGTTGCCGTCCCCGCTGTCGCTCCACTGCTTCCAGACCTCCTCCTTCTTCAGGTCGCCCCGGGCAATGGCATCGCCCCAGGCCAGATGCTGGCCCAGCCGCTGGGCGTCCAGGGCCGCGGTCCGGGCGTGGGTGTTGGCGTTGAACGCGATCATCTTGCGACGGTACGCGTCCGTCATCTTCTTGACCTGCTCTTTGGTCAGGCCCTTCCCCCCCTTGCCCAGGGCCTTCTTCAGCGTGGCGTCGAATCGGCGGTCTCGTAGCTTGCGGCTCAGGGCCGTGCGGTCGCCGTTCTCCAGCATGGTCTGGAAATTGGTCACGGCGTCGGCCTGGTTTGGGGCCAGGCCCACGGTGTCCCGGATGGCTCGGGCCGTCACCGACGGGTGGACCCCGGCCTTAATGCCCTTGAGCACCTCGTTGCGCACGGTTTCCCGCACCTCATCGGACAGCTTCTGCATCACCTTGCTGTCGAGCTTCTTCACCCCCTCCACGATGGTGGGGCTCAGCACATTGAACGTGCGGCTGGCCGGGCCGGGGATGTCAAGGGTGTATCGCTTGGCTGCATCGATGGTGCCGTCCACCAGCTTGCTCGTCACCGGGGCCATAGCTTCTTTGAGCCCCTCGGTTGGGACCAGCTGGGCCATCAGGCTTTCGAGGCCCCCGCCCTTGGCCATCTCGGCCAGGATCACGGGGTCCAGCTGCTGGACGATGGCCTTCCATGCCGCCAGCACCCGGGCAGCCAGCTCGGGCTGGAGGGCGGCCGCATACTTGTGGATCCGGGCGCCCATCTGGGCTTTGATGACCTTCGGCGTCACCGGCATCGGTCAGCCCCTTCCCCCATGGCTACGCTCCCCGGCCCCTCACCCCTGCACCGCAGCGGGCTGCTGCTGCTGGGTTGGCGGCTGGTTCCCGTTCCCGCTCGGCGGGGCCTGGGTCCGTTGCGTCATTTGGGCGATCCGCTCCTCCCGCTCCTGGCGCTCCTGCTCCTCCTGGGCGGCGGCGGCGGCCAGCATTTCCATCTCCAGCTCCTCGAGGTCGATTTCCGCGGGGATGCGCCCGCCCTTCTGCCAAGCCTCGAGCAACAGCCGGGCGGGCAGCCCGGCGTCCTTGACGGCCGTCACATACGCCACCATCGTCTGGGCGTCCATGGCCGTGGCCTCGAAGTCCCGGTTCAGCTCCAGGCTCGGGGCCTTGTCTTTTTCGATGCCCTGGTACCAGGCGTGATGGACCCAAGCCTCGTTCACCGCGTCCTCGACGCCCTGCGCCATGGTCGACAACGTGGCGTTCTCCGCTGTCGCATCCAGTCGCTTGGCCTCCGCGGTCTCGGCCTGGCGGGTGTCGCCGGCAAGGAAGCTCATGCCCAGCTCCCCGATGTGGCGCTCCCGGGCCTCAATCGCCTTCATCAGCGGATCGAAGGCCTCGGGCCCCGGGGCCGTGTACTTGAAGTCGGCCCCTTCGCCCTCCAGGTGCACGTAGACCACCGGCCCCAGCTTCAACCGGCCCGGCATCACACTGCCGTTGGGCCCCGGCTCGCTGGCCAGGGCGCCGATGACGGTGGGCTGGGGGAAGGCCAGCAGGTCCAGGTAGAAGCGCAGGTTGGTGCTGAGCTGGTAGTGGGCCAGGTTGGCCCGGGCCACCCCTTCCAGGGGCACGGTGGCCACCAACAGCTCGTCGCTGCGCCCCGTGTGCGCTATGCCGATGGGCAGCCGGTCGTAAGCCTGGCCCGAGCGATTGGTGAAGGCGCCGCTGCTGTCCAGTCGGAAGTCCTCCGGCTTGCCCGTGCGCTCCTTCTCTTCGTACACGCTCCAGTACGCCACCCCGCCCACCAGCCGCAGGACGCGGTAGCGGTTGACGATTTCGACGCCGAACAGCCCGAAGGGTTTGGCCGTGGGCTCCCATAGCACCACCTGCACGACCTGCTGGCGGTTGTCCACCACGTCGGTCCGCCAACTGAGCACCTGGCCCCGGGTGTAATAGCTCCACACCGGCCACAGGCGACGGTCCGTTTCGTCCCTGCTCGTTGGCCTCACCATCGTGCCGTCTGCCGCGGTCAGGGCCTTGGGGAAGTCCACCAGAATCAGACCCAGGCCGTCGCGGCCCGCCACATCGGTGAACTTCTTGACAAACACCTCGCCGCTGTTGCCGGCGCCGTCGATGTTGTCCCAGTGCACCTCCAGCTCCGCCTCGGCCGTCTCGTATTCCACGCTGGGCGGCCGGGCGAACACCATGCCCACCGCCGCATTGAGCGTTCGGCCTGTGGCCTCGTACAGCTGTTCGCACCTGCTCCTGATGTCCCAGACCGTCGGATCCTCGTCGGCCCACTTGCGTATGTAGCGGGCCCTCCGGTCGTGCATGGCCTGTGTGCCGCCCAGCAAATCGGCCATCAGGTCGAGGACGGGTTGCACCTTGACCAGCTCCGGGCGCCTGTAGTCGGGGCGGTTTACCGCATCGAGAAGATCGTTCATCCGTACTCTCCCCAGAAGGTACAGCAGCAGGCCGCCGCGTGCCAGACCCTGGCCGTGCTACTCGGTTTCGTCACTGTCAGGTTCCTTCGTCTTGGCCCACCACCGGCGCAGGTCGTGGGCCACCAGCCCCAGGGCCACCAGGGGCCAGGTGGCGGCGAACAGCCGCTCGGCCAGCCGCTGGGTCCGGGGTGAAAAGCCCCAGTACATGGCCCGGCTCTCGGGCAGGCCTTGTTCGCACATCATGGACACGATCACCAGGGTGCGGGCCATGGTCATGCCAGCGCCATACAGAAACACCACGAGGCCCACGAGAAGGGCGGTCATTTGGCCACCTCCACCTTGGTCGGGAAGAAGGCAAAACGAACAAAGCCGGGCACCCCGCCGGACGTGATAACTGGGAGCTCCAGGTATCGGCCCAGCGGCATGCCCGGCTCCTCGATGGGTTTCCAGGTTGCCAGCTTTCGCCACTCGCTCAGCTTGACCGTGCCCGGGGGCCGGTCGAATTTGGTGAAGAAGCCATCCCACATGCCCATGCGGAACTCCGGGTAGAAGCCTCGCACGGCATCTTCCACCGTGTCCCACACCCGCGTCCTCACCAGGCTTTCGCCGGGGATGGTCAGCACCCACACCCACCGCTCCGTTTCCCGGTTGACGGTTTCGTCCAGCTCGGGGACCGTCGGGGCATCCACGGTCAGGGTTCCGTCAGCGCCCATGGCGGCCCCCTTGTTTTGACACCAGCTCGCCGACCGCGGGGCCGCGGATGACGAACTGGATGCTGCGCCCCGGCTCGACGGCAGGCATTGGGGCGGCAAAGGTGACCTCGTCATCACCGTGCTCGCCCGCCGGTCTGGCATCGACCAGTATGGCGCCCCGCATTTCCCGCCACGGCTCGTCGCCATAGCGGTACTGGAGCGTGTAAGTCTTGCCCGCTTCGAGGGCAAAGGGCTCCGACGACTCGATGCTTGGCCCCCAATCCTTTGGCTGGCGGGCCATCAGCTCGAGCCCCAGCATGCCGCCCAGCGCCGCGGTGGCCATGCGCCGCAGGAAAGCTCGCCGCATCATGGGGCGCCCCCTTCCGGCAGCTTCCACACAATGGTCACCTCGCCGGTCAAGAACTCAGGCAACACGGCGCCCCCGGGGAAGGTGCGGTAGCGGCGCACCCAGCCCTCAGCGTCGTTGAGCTCGAACACCCCCTCCACTTCGCGGCCGTCGAGCAACACCTTGTCCACGTGTTGGGCGCCGTAGTCATCGGCCCTCAAAAGGCCAACCCTGTGCCGGCCTGGGGGGTTGGTCGCCCCTGCGACGCCAAACGTCCCTAGGGCGACGAGAACATCCTTCCTGGACCAATTGGCACTCATCCCCCACCCCCTTCCAGCTCGGGCGGCGGGCCCGTCTCCCCGTGCAGCTGGAACTCGGACCCCATGTCGTCGTCCAGGTTGACCTCGAACTTCCACCACCGGCCGTCCAGCAGCTGGAAGGCCCCCACCGTGCCGCCGCCCACGGCCGGGGCCGCCAGAACCCGCAGGGCCGGGCGCCATTTGGAGTCGGGCATCAGGTACTCCAGCGGCGGGGCCGCCACCATGCCGTCCAGCTCTTCCCCCGGCGGGGTCGGGGCAAACAGCACATCGCCCAGCTCGGCGGGGAACCGCAGGTCCAATGGGTCGGGCAGGGCTTGGTCGCCGCTGGCCCGCAGGAACGTCACCGCAGAAATGGCGTGGAGCATGCCACGGGCCAGGTCCTCGGCCGCCGGCAAATTCATGGCCAGCACCTCGATATCCTGGTTGAACTGCAGCAGCACGTTCCAGCCGTCGGCGTCCCCGGGCACATAGCTCACCGTCCAGTTGACGGGCTCCGCCCCCGTGCGCTTGGGCCCGGCGTCACGCTGGGCCCTCATCATGTCGAGCCGCATGTTGCCATCAGCGGCCCATCTCTGCAGCATCTCGACACTTCGCAGCGGGTTGACATTTCCCCCGAGGCGAACATCCTCGGGCAAGTGTGCCACCCAATTGGCAAAGGCCGCGGCCCCGCTCATGAACAGCCGCACGTCGCGGCCGCCGCGATGCTCGGCCCAGTCTTCCCACATGCCCATGGCGCTACTCCTCCTCCCCCGCGTGCCGGGGGTTGTTGTGGAACTCCATGAAGCTGCGCTGCCACTCAAGTGTCAGCTCCAACGCCTCTTCCCGGGTGAAGTCCAACCGGATCAGCTCCTGGAAGAAGCAAGCCAGATTCATGGCCAGCATCTGCATCCCCACCTGCAGGTCTTGAGCCAGCTGGCCCGCCATCAGCAAGGTTTCCAACCGCCCATCATCAGATGCGCCCGCTAACTGTCGAGATGGTCGGGATGGGGATCGACAGTTTGGCGAAGGCGCCGCTGGCCGCGTCGATCTGGTCGTCGTGGCCGCTGTCGTCCCCGGTGAACTCCGTACTCTCCAGGCGGAAAGCGTTGCGCCAGGGGCCCGGGCACAGCACCACGTTGCCGGCCTCGGCCGCCGCCGCCAGCGGTTCGGCCCGGCTGCGCTTGCTGCCGGTGGGGTGCTCGTCGAACGTGGGCATACCCAGGTTCTGGAGCCTGCGCTTCAGCAACATGGTACGCTCCTTGCCCTGCACACCGGCCTCCGTTTCGATCCAATACACGATCCGGCCCCGGTATTTGGCCAGGTCCGCCTTGCACACCTCCTCCATGCGGGCATCCCGGGCCGCCACCGACAGGCGAAATCGTTCCACGTCGACGACGGCCGTGCGCTGGTCGACCATCCTGCACAGCAGGGCCCCGGCCGTCCAGTCGGGATCGTGCGCCGTGGTCAGCTTCTTGGTGCCCGCCAGGTCCCAGTATCGCACCATCGGCCCCTGGCTCGGCACTCCGGCCACCAGCAGCCACCACTCCCACTGGAACATGCCGCCTTCGCGGGGCCGGGGTCGGCACTGAACGAGGCTGGCGAATCCGTAGCTGCCGAACTCGACCTTCTTCTCTTCCATCCAGCTCCGGGGCCGCAGCTCGGGCCACAGCAGGGCGCCGAACTTGCGCCCCAGCACATCGCCCTCCAAGGCCTCGCCGGGCAGGTCCACCCAGTGCCAGTTGAGCTGGTCCTGGGCCCGGCCCGCCGGATCGTCGGGGTGCCAGCGGGGCATCGAGAACAGCATCTGGGTGTGGGGCTCGGCCCGGCCCAGCATGTCGTCTGTGATCCAGTCCCAGACCCGATCCCTGTGGGCCAGGCTCTCGGCCTGGTCGCGCCCCGACAGGGGGTCGTCGATGATGATCAGGTCGGCGTTCAGACTGGCCGTTCCGCTCCCGCTCCCCACCGCCACCAGCCCGCCCCCGGCCTCGGTGGCCCATTCGTCCACCGTGTCCAGGTCCCGGCTCAAGCGCACCCCTCGTTGCTTGCAGATGCGCTTCACCTGTCGGCTCACCCGGCGGCTCTGCGGTTGGCCCCACGTGCCCACGATGATGCGGGTGGTCGGGTCGCGCTCCAGCCGATATGCGGCGTACCCGATGGTGTTGTGCTCGGTCTTGCCGTGGCGTACGCTGACCTGGAATCCTACCCGGCGCAGCTCGCCGGTGGTCACACGGTCGAGCACCGCTTGCATGTGGCGGAAGTGTGGATAGTCCCAGCGCATGTCCGGCCGACCGACCGTCAGCCACTGGCCATAATCCGGAGGTATCAGGCCCCTGCGGTCTGCCTCCATGAGGCATTCGGCCCATTCCATCCGCTCTGCCACGGACAGGCCGCCCGGTTGTTCCGCAGGGGCCCATTCGGCTGGCGCTTCAGTCGCCGTGGGCACCGTTCCCGCCATTCCGCCGCCCGTTGCCGCTGTTGCCGTTGCCGGCACCCGCCGCGGCGCCCCTCAGGCGCTTCAGCAGGACCTCAGCGCCCCCGGGCATCCGCCCCGCCAGGGTAAGGGTCCGTTCGATCAGTTGCTCGTCGCTGAGCTCCGTCACGGGCCCCAGCTCGTGGGTGTGATGGACGTGCTCCTCGGCCTCCAGCCCAAGGTGGCGGATCAGCTTCTGCAACGATCCGACCTTGTCGTACGTCCTCAGCTCCAGCTCATGCGTGTGGGTCTCCCTGCCGCTCTCCGGATCCACGGCCACGCTGTGCTTGGCTTTGACCCCCGACACGGCCGCCGCGTCGTCGGCGGTGAGCTGGTCGCTGGGGACGAAGTGCGTGGCGTTGTTGCTCCACCTCACCAGGCGCCTCAGGTCGGCGAAGGCGATGCGGGCCACTTCGCGGAGAACCCGGTCGCGTGTGATGTGGAGCTGATCGGCGATTTCGGCCCGTTTCTCCTCCAATCGCCGTGCCACATTTGGCTTGCCCAAGGTTTCGGTGGCGAACACAGCAGCGATGCCCGGGGCGCACTTGCTGCCGGCCCGACGCATGGCCCCGGCGCCGTTCAGGTCGACCAGGTATTCGTCGAGAAAGCGCTCTTGGAGGGGCGTCAGCGGCACATCGGCCGGATCGTCGGTGGGGTGAGCCCTGCACCGTTCGCCCGGGCTCGTTTTGTGGCCACACGGTTTGCCGGCCCGCGTGCGCCCTCCGGCGTCTCCGCAGGTGTGCTTGTGGAGGTGAATTTGTCCCATAGCTCTGCGCTCGTTTCCTTTCCTACCCCTGCTTTTCCCCTTCACCGATTTCCCGCACTCCCCCTTCATGGCCCCCGAAGGAAGACGACACCCCCACCCCCTGACTCACCCCCCTTGTCTTCCTCCCTCTCTTTCCCCCTCCCCCTCAAGGGCGGCGGGCATGAGAAGGCGCACCACATCGGGAACCAGATCCACACGGCAGCCCCACACGCGAGCCAGCAGCTCGAGGTTGAGCTGTTCCTCCAGGGCGTCCCGGGCCGCGATACGCAACAGGGCGGCCACCACGGGGTCGATGCCCACCAGGTCGTCGTCGTGGGGCGGCGGCGGCTGCGGGTGCAGCACAAACGTCAGAAAGCCAGGTCGTTTTGCCATGCTTGCCACTCCCTCTCCAGCTGGCGGGCCGCCTCCCGGACCCATTCGCGCCCATGGCCATGGCGGCGGCGGAACCGCTCGTCCGTCATGCTGCCGTCAAAGTCCCGGTGCTCGGCCCGCGTCAACGGGCACAGCCCCTCGGCCCCGTGCCCGGCCCCTCGGGTCCCCAGCACGTGGGCCGGATCCACGGGCCACTGGCCGCTTAGGACGCTGGGGTGCCGCAAAATCCACTCGCGCTTGCCGTCGGTCCCAAATTGAAAAGCCCGCAACCGGGCCTTGCGGGCTCGGCTGCGGGCCTCTTTCCGGCTCCTGATGCTGTCAATGCTTCTCGGACCGTTCACGCTGCTGGACACGACCGTTGCACCTCACGTACCTCTCTCGCGGCTGGGGCGTGCTGCTCGGTGGCGCGTGCTGCTACTTTGACTGCTGGGGTCCTGCGGTGCGGCGATACTAGGCCCCAATATGGCGCCCAAAAGCGGGGCGTCGAAAGCCCCTGGGGGTAAAAACCCACTGCCCGCGACCCCTGCTGTGTCCGGGGGCGGGGCCTCGGGGTCGTACAAACACACCAGCCCCACGGCCCGGAGGGGGCCGTTTTGCCATGGCACATCCCACGCCTCGTGGCAGTCGGCGTCGGCCCACCGCTTCAGCGGTTCGATCAGCCCCTTGAGCTCCACCATCTCGCCCATGCACTGCTCGGCCGCCTGTCGCCAATCGGGCGGCCCCTCCCCGCCCAGCGCCCTTCCGGCCAGCACGACGGCCATGACGGCCACCAGCACGAACCCGCCACTGAGGTCGCGGGCGCTCATCGCTCCGACTCCGGCACCGGCGCCGGGGGCGGCGGCGGCGGGGTGTACGAGCCGGTCCCCTGGCCCTTGACCCGTTGGGTGAGGCGCTGCTCATTGGTGCCCAACTCCTTCTTGGCGTCGCGTTCGGCGGCGGCCTGGTCGACCTCGAAGGCCATCAGGGCCAGCTGCAAGTCGCCCCACACCCTCAGGGCCCGCCGCACCTCCAGGGGGCGGTCGGCCTCGGGGATCTGCAACAGCCGGTTGATTCTGCCGTCCACTTCCTGGCCCAGCTTCAACCGGCCCGGCAACCCGAAGCCCCACAGCACGGCCCACAGGGCGTTGCGCAGCCGCGTGGCGCCCAGCTTCTCTAGGTCCTCGCCCGAAACGTCTCCAACGGGACGCTGGGGGCCTTCATTCGTCTGTTCGTCCGTCATGTTCCCGTTCCTCGCTTTCGCAGTTGCGGTCCTTCCGATTGCGGTGCGCCGCTTCGGACAACCGTGGATTTTCCCATAAGCGCCCGCCCCACCAGCGGGCCACCTCGTCGGGGGTGTAGCGGTCCGGGTCCGGGCGCCAGGGCTGGCCCCGGACAACCCGGGCGGCCAGGCGCTCGAGGCCGCGGATTACCGGGTGATCGCGGTTGCTCATGGTTCGCCGCTCCCCTCTCGGGCCCGGGCCTCGGCCAGGCGGGCCCGGTTGGCGGCGGCCGAGTTGTTGGGCGGTTGGTGGCGATGGCGTGTGTGGTCGGGCCCGGTGTCCCAGTACACCATGTGGCCGCCACATGTCTCAATGTCGACAACGATCACATTTCCGCACACCTCACAGTGGCACCGGCTGGTCTTGGTGTCCTGCACCGGCACGTGTGGTATGTGGTGGGGGGTCCTCCTCCTCTTCGCCAGCGCCCTGCTCTGTTTTTGCCGGGCCTTCCGTTGGCCGTCGGTCAGCTCTCGCAGCTTCACCTGCTTCGGCGTCCGCCCCGAATGGTGCGGGCCGCGGCGCTCGGCCGGTCGGCCGGGTTGGTCCTTGGGGTTCACAGGCGTTCCTCCTGTCAAGGCATGTCGTATCCCGTGAGGGCAAGCTCCTCAGCGTAGGTGCGGCGGTACCACTGGTAGGCCTCTTCGCTCCACCACCGGCGTGCGGGCCCGGGTGGCTTGTTGGCGGTGGCTGTATCGGGGTTCTTGCCCCGGTTCAGGTGATAAAGGCGGGTGGCCGGGAGCCCCAGGTCCTGCAGGGCCCCCAGCAGGTCGGCCTGGAGGGTCTCCCACTTCAACACCCGCCAGGGGGCGGGGTCTTGGTACAGGAACCGCCACTGGCGGCCAGGGCCGGGGAAGTATTGGGGCTGGGCGAGGTGCAGGTTCTGCACCCACCGCAGGGGGATCCGTTCTTGGATGGGTTGCGTGCCGCTGTAGGGGACCAAGCAGTAGTGGCTCAGCAGGTGGTCCACCGGGTGGCGCACGGTGACGAAGAACCGCCACTCCCGCTCCCAGCCGCCCAGGGCTTCGAAGCGATCTAGGTTCCGCAGGGGCGCCGGGCCCGTCCAAACGTCGCGCTGGCGGCGCAAGTCTGCCAGGTTCCAGTGGCGCTTCCCCAGTAGCCAGAACCCATGGTTCTTAAGCTCTCGATACGTATCCCGGCTGCCCACCTTGGTGTGAGCCAGAAAGATGGCGTCGAGGTACTCGTTCACCATCATTGGGGCGCCTCCGGGGGCAACTGGTCGGGGCCGACAATCACTATCTGGCTCCGCTCAGCGTGGGCCAGGTCGGCCTCGAACTGGTCAATCGACCTGATGAGCAACTCGCGCTGCTGCGTCGATGCGTCCGGCCCCCGCTTGGCCATCTGGTACCGCAGGCGTCTTCGGCTTTCGGGGCCCATGAGCTTGAGGAGGAAGTAATAGGCCTGGATGGCCTCGTCCTTCGTCAACAGTGGCTTCTTCCGCGGGTCATCCATTGGTCGGCTCCTCCGGGGCAGCTAGGAAAGATACGATGGTGTCGTGGCACTCGGCCAGCGTGTAGCGGCCACCGAACCAGTACCCCTCGTGCAGGGCTTCGGCAAGCCTCCACCGCTCCGCCGCCCGGCCGTTCTCACTGAGGTAAGGGCGCAGCTCCAGGTGGCGCACGTACTCGGCGGCGATAGCCCGCCCCTCGATCCACAGGCGCCCGGCCTTGGTGGCCCAACGGCGCAGGAACCCGAAGGCGCCCCACAACTCCCACAGCTCGCAGTGATCGCCTTCGTGGGCCAGGAACAGCGCAAATTGGAAATCGCCCCGTGCAACTGTGGCCGGGGTGGCGAAAATACGGGCCCGGCAGAACGGGAACTTGAACGTGAATCCCCGCGACAGCGGCCACCACTTCGGAAGGTAGGTCACGGGATAGCGGCCCTCACTCATGGCTTACCTCCTCCACGATCTTGCGGATCATCTCTCTGGCCTCTCTTTCACGCTCCGCGTAGTTGGCATACCCAACGTGGTCGATGGCTTCGTAGGCTGCATCTGTCAGCCTCTGCAGCACCTCCCGTGCAGAGGCGAGAGCCTGGGCTGTGTCGTCGAGCAATACTTCAGCGGCCTGGGCACGAACTAGCAGCCGCTCGTTCTCCTTCTTCAAGTGGCTCACTTCGTTTGCATGTCTCTGGGCAAGGATGTCTAGTCTCGATATCTCTCCCCTTTGGCGGCGGATCTCGGCCAGACACTCTAGGGCCACCTCACGGATGATCGCTCCTTCTGTGCTTGGCCTCCGAGTTGGGTGGTTCTCGTTAGCCAGTTTGTCGAGTCTCTCTTCCAATGGCTCACTCATCGCTCACCTCCTTCCCGCAGGATGCGCTCGATGGCGGCGGCGATGATTCTCACACCATCGGCATATCCCGCCGGGTGTGTATCGCCTGTACCACCTCCCATGAGATGCTCCACCATCCACGGCTCCAGGCCACCTACGCTGGAGTCGGTGATGGGGAGGAAGACGCCCTTATGAGTGCCTGGTGGGAAGTCAGGCCACCGTGTAGAAGGCATACCCACTTCCATCGGGCCAGCCTCATAGGCACTGATCTCTACCCTCACCGGCTCATCCCCGCTCATGGCTCGCCTCCTTCGTTCCAAGCCACACCGTCCTCGCAGGTGACCACTTCCCCGGGGCCAACCGGGCTGAGGCGGGTGAGGAACACCTGGAAGCCACGCTCTGCCGCCACCGCGGCCAAGCTCTCCATGCCCTCGTCGTCCACACCGCTGGCCTCGTCCAGCAGGCACACCCCCAGCTGGCCCCCGGCCCGCTCGGCCACCTCGACGACAAACTCCCACTTCTCCCGGCCGCTCGCCTCGCTTAGGGGCAGCCCATTCAGCAAGGGCTGGCCGTCGTCCGTGAAGCTGAGGCCCGGGATATCGATGCCCGCTTCCTGCAACAGGGCCTTCTCCTGGTCCCGCAGGTCGGCGATCTCCTTGTCGAACTTGTCGCGCTGCGTCTTGGCTTCTTCGGCCTCCGCCATCAGCCGGTCGTACTCCCGCCACGGCGCCAGCCCCTGGTTGTGGCTCTCAGCCTTGTAGATCCGCTCCTTGACCTCGGTCATCTTGGCCACCAGCGGTTCCAGCCCCGCCGTCAACCGCTCCTCGGCGGCCCTGGCCTCGTCGGCCAACCGCTCGGACGCCTCTCGCTTCTGGGCTGCCTCGGCCCGCCACTCCGCCGCCTTGGCTTCCAATTCTTCGGCCTGCCGCACAGCCTTCAAGGCCTCGTCGGCCTTCTGGTCGGCGGCCCTGTCGGCGGCCCGGACCTCTTCCATCTTGGCGTCCAGCACCATCTTCTCCTCTTCGAGCTTGGCCAGTGCCGCCAGCTCCTTGCCGGCGTCAATGGGCTCGGGCCTCTCGCCCTCGGGGGCCTCGGTGCGCTCGGCGATCTGGATCCGGCGGATCAGGGGCGTGCGCTCGGCAGCAAGCTCGGCCACCTGGTCCTTGATCTTGGCCAGCTGGTCGGGCAGCTCGGGGTTGCTGCCGCTCCGCAGCAGCGTGTCCCGCTGCGACTGGGCGTCCAGCCGGTAAAAGGCCAGGGGGTCGAAGCTCAGGGGGCCCACCCACTCGTCCAGCTTCTTCTGCCCGTACTTGCCACCGTCGGGGCCCACGATGGCCAGCGAGCCCTTCGGGTTGTTGGCCGTGTGGCGCCGCTCGATGGTGAACCCGTTGCTCAGCTCCAAGCGCCCCTGGCCGGTGCCGTCGGGGCTGTCGAAGTTGACGGCCGTCTCAGCCACCTGGCGGCCCCCGCCCAGCGCCCCGGCCACGATCTTCAAGAGGCTGGTCTTGCCCTGCTTGTTGCGCCCCGTGATCTGCACCAACTCGCCCCCACCGCTGAACTTCAGCTCGGCGGCCTTGATGCGGTACAGGTGCTGGGCGTTCAACCCCACCAGCGTGATGCGCTCCTTCTTCTGCTCGTCGCTCATGTCTGTCTCCCCGGGGCGTGCGCCCGGTAGCGGTCAGTGGCTGCCGGGCCACACGCCCAGCTGCTTCATCTTGGCTTGGGCCCACTCAAGGGCCTCGTTCTCGTGCCGCCACAGGTGGTAGGGGATCCCGGCCGCCTGGCACTTGGCCTGAAACCTCACCTGCTTGTCGCTCTGCTTCCCGGTGGCGGTCTTCATCTCAGCCCAGGCGAAATGCCCCCATCCCATGACGGCCAGATCGGCCAGCCCCTCCTCCACCCGGGTGCCTTTGCGGTTCTGCTCGAAGTCCAGGACAAACCACCCCAGGGCTTCGAGGGCCTTGCGGGTGGCCCAGCGGATCTCCGCTTCGTTCCTCAAATCCCGTTCAAGGCCCCTCACGTCCCCTTGAAGGCCCGAACCGGCCCCGGGCTCCCCCAGGGGGTCTGCGGCGTCCTCTGCGTCGGCTGTGTACCGTTTACACACGTGACAGAAGGTGCCCAAACCCACGAGGGGAGCCCGGCAATCGGGCCAGGGGCAACGGAACTTGTTGCCCATGGTGGTCATCCTGGCAAGGGGATCCCGCCCAGGGCCTTGATTTCGTTGGCCCGCTGCTCCAGCTCAGCGTACAAATCGGGGTGCGCCCGCTCCTCGCGGACCACGGCCTCGCGGAAGCGATCGAGCGGCACCAGGGGGCCGCGGGTTCCGTGGTGGGACATGGTCAGCCCGTACTCCTTCACCCAATTGGGGCAGGCCCGGCGCACATCTTCGATCCGGGCCAACAAGATGCTGTCGACGCGGGGCAACACAAGCACCACCCACCGCTGCAGGGGCGGCCCGTCCGGATGGGCCCAGCCGCAGATCTCGTTGTGGCCAACCCATTCCGGCATCACATTGATGTCGGCCCGGGTGTCCAGCTTCACCTGGATGCCCGCTTTGGACGCCCCGGAGGCCGCCCAGATGTCGATGCCGCCAGTTCGATCGAACCGATCGCCCGCATGGTGGAACGTGAGGTCGGGCCACAGCTCGGCGAGCCACTCGCGGGCCAGCCACTGGGCCGCCCACCCCAGCATCTGCCAGTGGGTGCCGTTGGTGGGCACCTTCTTCAGGCCTTGCTTCTTCGTCCTCATCCTGCCCTCCTTCCCGTTGCTAGAAAAGCTCTGCCTGGCTGGCCCCGGCCGCCAACACGGCCCGGCGCAAGGCAGCTGCCACGGGGCACATTTCGGCCATCAGGTCGGCGATGTGCTCCGGATCCTCCCATGCTGGCACCATGATGGCCTGGCGCTCGGCGGCCAGCCGAAGCATCCGCGATACCAGGCCTTTCTGCCAGCGTTCGTCCCACCCGGCGAACCCACGGGCCTTGACCCGCTTTTCGCGCTCGTCCTCCTTCAGCGCCAGGTAGAACACCCTCACCCGGTAGCCAAGCTCTTCGGCCACCTGGAACCACGTGCGGCTGGCCAGCACTTGGCACCCTTCCTGCATCAGCATGGGGGGGGGGTGCTCGCGCAGCCACTCTTCGGCGTAGGGCTGCACCCGGTGGTCCAGCAGGTCGGTGCCCCGGTGCGCCACGCCCCGGGCCGTCCCGGCCTGGCCTTTGCCCGGCTCATATACCTCGCCCTCGCCGTCGGGCAGGGCATAGCGATAGAGCCACAGGGTGGCCTCGTCTTTCCAGCGGTAATTCTCCACTGGCAACTCGGCCGTGAGGGCCTTGACCACCGTACTCTTGCCCGTGCCGGGCGGCCCGAACACGGCCAACAAATCGCGGCCTGTGGGCTCGGCATCGAGCCCCCTCAGCGCTCCCTTCATAATGCCACCTCCAGTTGGTCGCCGTGGCCGTTGCCGCTGGCCGAAAGATCGGCCTCCCGGGCCAGCCGGGGGTCGAACCGGCGGCGCACCTTGCCGGTCCCCGTCGAGGCTCGGTAGTACTTGTCCCATTCGCAGGCGCAATTCTGCAGGTTGGCCCGGCTGATCCTGCGGGGCGACTCGCCCTTGGCCCACCCGCCCAGCATCCGCCCCAGGGCTTCGTGTTGCTGCAGGGACATCTTGGCCAGCACCATGTTGGCTTCCCCGGGCAACTTTCCGAGCCCGGGCCACAGCCGCTCCAGCCCCCGGCGGCCGCCCGGCCCCGGGGTGGCGAAACCGTCGTTGTCGCGGACGGCCGGACGAAGCTCGGGGGCGACGCCACGGTAGCCCAGGTCGACAAGGATCTGGAACGACACGAAATCACCCACTCCTTCGAGGCCTTCGCGCAGCATCATCCAGGCCTCTTGCCGCTCGTGCGCCTCCCGCAATCTCTTGGTCAGCATCGGGGCGGCCTTGGCGTGGTTGCGGATCACGTCGCCCAGCACCACCGCTTTGGGTTCTCGGCGCATCATGTTGTGCACCATGTAGGCCCCCGTGAAGGGGCGGTCGGTTTCCTGCAGCCTGGCCGTTATGCGGTGGTTGGTGGCCGAGCTGCACTCGATGAATCCGAGGGCCCGCATCCCGCTCATGCTCACGCCCAGCCGGTAGGCCGAGATGTTGACCAGCCGGTCCCACAGCGGCGCTCCCGGGGCGGCCCGCAGATGCCGCACGATGAACTCGGTGCCCGGGTCAAGCTCCCGGTACACGTTGGTGAAGCGCCAGTTGTTGAGGATCGGGTCTGCCGTCCAGGGCGGCGGC